GCACATATATTCAATAGCGGTGCTGGATACTCGCCATGTGGCGGTGCTATTACCAACGGTGCCACGGCAAGCAAGCTGCCGGGTGCTACCGTTGCAAAGTTTGCCGGGTGTTGGATTATGGCCCCTGCGAAACACGCTCTGATTAAATTGCCCCATACGGCAACGCTTTGCGGCTGGCCTATTGTTTTGTTTGCTATTACAAGTTTGGAAACAAATGACTGCACGGGATCGGCTGTTGACGCGGGTGGCGGCAGTGCCGCAGACCACCCGAATTCTATTTCCATGTTCTCTTCAACGTATTCCGTAAGCCCCTTGTCAAAGGCTTCTATGTATGCCGTACTATGAGGCCGCTCGCCGTTTTTCCAATCGGTGTTATCGGTGATGTTCTCAAACTCGTCTTGTATGGCCCTGCACATGGCCTGTGGTGTCATTGCCATATCACCCACCCTTTAATCCTATTATGCCCATTGCGGGGCCGCCATGTGGCCCGCCGGTGATAGCGCATAGAGTCATTCCATTGGGACACCATGCCGTCGCCCCTATGGTTTTGAGAATGATCTCGGTCTCGCCGGTTATTTCCACACTGGCACCTTTGATGATAAATTTTCCAGAGGCATCATGTTGAACATCGCCCGTGCCTTTGATGATGATACCGCCCTTTACGGTTACACTCAATTCTTTCTCTATCTCTACACTTGCATTGCCTTTTACGGTTTTGATAAAGTCGCCTTCCGCTTCCAGTTTTACCGTGCCGTTTTTTAGAAAGGACATTTTGCTTACGACATTGCCTTCCTCATCCCTTGCGAACAATATTTTTTCGCCGGGCTTCGCTCCTTGCGATGGCGTTAAAACGCCGATCGTTACATATTTTCCGGTGCCGTCCACTTTAGTCAGCACCAATCGCTCGTCAGGCAATGGTACCGAATCGTCCCCTGCCGGCGTGTATAACAGAGTGTTTAGGTAGAAATCCTTTCTTGTTTCCCCTGTCAGGGTTACGAATTTTTCCGCGGCATATTTAATGGCTCGTGCTATCACTCCCACGGGAATACCTCCGGAAAATTTCCCGTAAAAGAACCGGGCAGAACAAGATTGAGTGTCGCCGTTTTCCCCTCGGTGGTTCGGATCAGTTTTATTTCCCTAGCTATAAAATTTGTTTCTCTGGCAATCATGGCGGTTGGGGCATGGACGCACACGGTCATCCCTTTATGGAATCGTTCCCCGTCAATGCACTGGTGAGTGTCACATTGCAGTTCATACGAGACGCAATCGGCAAGCATCCTGCCGGCATAGGCATCGACCGCGTTTTGCAGATCGGTCAAGGTTTCGGCATCGTCAATGATTGTCGCATGATGGCGCATGATCCCTTTGTTTATCAGGTATTCGTTTTCAAAAGTATAAGATGCGGAGGGATAATCTTCCCCCGTTGTCAAAAACCCCGTTATGTGCGAGAAGAAGTCCTGTGCCTCGAATCTTGATTTAAGCGAAAGCATTGGGGAGGTGCCTTCCGTGAAGGTTGCAGTCGCTTTCCCCTGCCTTGCCGTGAAAAACAACAGTTCCCCTTTTTCGGTATTTGTGAAAAGCAAATTTCGTTGTTTCGCAAGCTTGCCTAAAAAACTCATAATCTTTTCGTCTGGCTCGATACTGACCTCGGTAAAGGGCGGGCCGATGTCGCCGTCAAACACGACCGGGATATTGTAAGGCTCACACGCGGCATCCGCTATTCCCCGCATGTTGATCCCCATAACCTTTAGCGGGTACTTTGTGGGGGGAATCGTGCAATCGTTTAGGATGCCGCAATGCGGATATCCCTGCAAGGTTATTTCCCCAGATTCGCTGGTCAGTTCCGGATCGGGTGTCAGCAAGCTGCCCTTGAATACCAACTCGTCATTGTAATAAACCTCACAAGGTCGGAACGCAAAAGGGGTTATCGCGCTTTGGAGTTCGTCCATTGCGCTCGAATATGGGGCGGAAACGCTGAAGGTGTCAAACGAATCGTAGGATAAAGTCAATTCATAGCTTGTAAATCCCGTGAATTTATTTCCGTCAATTTTTATGGCAAGATCCTGCTCGCCGTCTGCCACCACGACCGTTTTGGTGTGAATGCTGCTTGGGCGGTCGGTCTCGTTTTTGGGGATAATAAGGGTGTCGCCGACATGGATAATAGGGGAACCATCTGCGGCTGTTCTGCGGCTTGCCAGTTGTGGATTGCTGGCGGTAATCTTTCCCCATTTCGAGCTTGAACCAAGATAACGTATGGCTATGGAAGCAAGGGTGTCCCCTTGGCTGACCCTATGAACTTTAGACATAGTGCATCACCTTCGTTCCCATCGGCAACAGTTCTATTTCATCGATGCTGAAATTATTTGAGGCAATGAATTCATCCAAGTTATCGACCGTGCCGTACAGTTCGGCACACAGTTCTATAATCTGCCGATCCCTGTCAAGCGTGAATACTCTTTGCATGGGAAGCGCAAAGGAGGCGTTCATAATCAGCCTAGTGCTTTGGAAAACCAACGCTTTCAGATTTATATAGCTAACGGAATTTGCATCCACCAAGGCGCCGTTTACAGAGGCCGCCAGAACTTTCTGCGCAAATAGAGACGCTTCTTTTGCCTGTGCTTTTTGTGCCTCAAATGCCCCCAGTGCCGCAAGTGCTGCTTGAGCCGCCTGTTTCGCCAGTGCCTCCAGCGCATCCAAGGCATCCTGTGCGGCCAGCACCGCAAGTGCTTCCAATGCATCCTGTGCTTCCTGCGCCGCAAGTGCCGCAAGCGTTGTTTGCGCGGCCAGCGTTTCCAATGCGCCCTGCGCATTCCGCACTTCGGCTGTTGTCTGCGCTTCTTGTGCCATTTGCGCCAATTCTGTTGCTTCGATTGCCAACATTTCCTGTGCCGACAATGCCTTTTGCGTTGCTTGGCTTGCCTGATTCGCCAGCCCTTCCAACGTTTCCGGTGCTTCCTGTAGCACCTGTTCGGCCTGTGTTGCGAGTACTTCCGCAGCTTCTTGGGCTTCCTTTGCCGTGTCCGCCGTTTGCGCCGCTTCAGTTGCAAGTGCTTCCAATGCCGCCAGTGCTACGGTACCGCTCACGGAGGCGGCCTTCACTATTTTTGCATCGCTAAAGACGATAACATCGTCCAGCATGTTTAGGATTCTGCCCGCCGTTTCCACCGCCTCCTCTCTGGAGGCCACGCCTGAATTTTGGTTGGGCAGGGCGGAAGCTTGGGCCGTGCCGATGGCCGCACCCGAGGCAATCGAGGCCACTGCGCCAGAAAGGCCGAGCATCGCTGTCGCATACGCGTTTATGATTTTTCTTGTATTAAAAGGATCGTTCCTGAATTGGTTAATGAGGGTCGCCGTTAATGCGGCATAGCCTTGCATCTTCGATGATAAATTTACCGCAAGCCTGGACGGTAGTGCCATAAGCCGCAAAGTAAGTCTGGCAACGTTAAGAGCGCGAGTATACGCGTTTTCAACCCTTCTGGCAGCACTTATCCCTCTGTTATACAGTTGCGTTATGGAGTCTCTAAGCTCGTTTGCCGAGGCAAGCCAATCCGCAAAGGAGCGTCTGTCGGACATGGCCAATGGCTGGAGGTTATCTATTATGTATTGGGTTTGTTCTTCCAGATCCGCTGTTATTGCCAGTTGTTCTTCTACTGATTCTATCGCGGCAATGCTTTCCGCAAAATCCTCTGCGGCGGCATCCTCGAATAATTCATAATTTTCATCTATGGTGTCTGCCGCAACTTCATTTAACAGTTCTTCATCTTCGTCATCCAATGATTCGGTGAATGTAATTGTAACGATAGACCGGTTCATGCCTGTTACCAGCTGGTCTTCCCGCAGGATATTTCCGGTTGGCCTTACCTTGTGCGTCCCATAAATCGGGTGTTGCAGTTCGCCCCTGCCGCATTCTACAAGTGCCTCTTCAAAGGCTGTCGCGGCTTCCATGCAATTGATGCCGTGAAATATACAGGCCAGCGGAAAGGTCATGGCTCCGCGCCCTTGATGTTGAACGGTGGCTCCGTCCCTCATGGGATAGGTAAATACCCCTGTTTTTAGTTCCGTTGTTCGGCTTACGTTGCCATAGGAAAAAACAAAATCGTTTCCGCTGGGGGAGGTATACCTAGCCTCTTTTATCACCGCCATTATCTGTTGCTCCCCGAATTGACAAGGCGGATATTAGGCGAGCGCGGCGTGCGCGTGATTCGCGCCTGTGTTCCCTGTTCGGCGGTTACTTCGATGGCAAGCAGATCCCTATTTTCATGGATGCTGTATGCCATGCGCTCTTCCCGTGTTACTGGGGCTATGTTTCTGGGATTGTCATTGTCCGCATTTTCCCTTTCTGGTTTGCCTGTATCGATTGCGATCTTTGACACGGTCGGTATGGTAGACATGGCGTGCGTCAACGTTTCGATGGCTCTTGCCGTTGCCAGAATATCCCGCAGCGTGCCGTTTATCCCGTAAGTGGCGGAGCGGATTGCATCTTTTGTGCGTGCGGCTGGAAGTGCCGGGGGAACAAAATTCCCGACAATGGGTGCGGCCACGTTTACGGGTGGCGAGACGAGGGAAACAGAGGTTGCAGTGTTGGTAGTTCGCACCACGGCTAGGATTTCCCGCAGCGTGCCGTCTATTCCGTAAGCGGCGGTGCGGATTG